TGAGATTGCTGGTGTTGTTTGAGGCTGGCGAGTAGCCGGCGCCCAGCTGTGTCTGCTGCGCCAGGGCTGAGCCTTGCTCTTTGACCAAAAAGGCGATGGAGGATCCGAAGACCGCCAACACGTAGAGAATCGGCCGCAGAACGTTTTCTACAAGCCAATCTCTCTGCTGCAGGAATTTCCCATCCTTGCGAATCATGTGTCGCTCCCGACTCCGCGGGGGCGCCGTCTTGCCTTACGAACTAACTGGCCCGCCGTCTCGGCTTGTCCTGCTGCGCGTAGAACTCCGAAGCTTTTATAAATTCGGGGTCGTTGATCAGCCGTTTCATTGTGGCCGCGCTCATGTTGGCAATCTGCTCCCGCGAGTACTTCAATCGTGGTGCAGTTCTCACAGGTGGCTGCCCGCTCATTTCGCTCGGGCGAACACTTGAAGAGAACCTGGTGGGAGCCTTCGGTAGCGCGGGCGCGGGAGCATTCGGCTCGGGCTGCGGGTCCTTGGGCTGCGTTTCGTCATCTTCCTCGGGCTTCGCTTGCAGCAATTTGGCTGCGGTCAGCTCGTTGAAGGCCTGCGTGTAGTGAGCTCGGTTTGTCGGGCTCATTCCCTGGGCCCGCATAAAGCGAACCAAGGTGTTTTTGTTGTGGTCAGAGGGGAACCATTCGGGCGTCTCCTCTGCAAACTGTGTGGCCGCTTCAACGGCAGCGCGGTTATGGCGCTCCTCGCGGTCCGCCGGCGCGTTCTCTGTCACCTGGCGTAGATTCTCGATGGGGCCAATAGCACTCTCTATGATCCGCGTCACAGCCTTGTCGACGGTCGCAGGGTCATTCATCTCCGCCACGGTCTGCATGCGATCTGCTGGAGAGAGAGGCTTGGGCTGATTGGGCTTGGGCGGTGCGGGCTGGTTTCCATTGCGGCCGTTGCTGCGTCTCAGCTCGGCAATGTGGCGGTTGGCGTTTTCTTGGGAATCAGCAAGGGCCTCGGCAATCTGGTCTTTGGTTCCGCGGAAGACTGAAATTGGTACCCCATCCTCAGGGTCGTCAGAAGTGACAGTGAGTTTCCATTGCGGAACGCCGTTTTTCGGCGCTATCTCTTCCCACACTTTGGCCATTAGATTCCTAGCTCTCCATTTCCGGCATTGATCCTATACCCTGCAACATTTCATCGAAGGTTGGTTCTGTGCCCGGTTCTTCTTCTGTACCTGTTCGGCTGCTGTAAGCATTAAATACTTGTTTTTGAACGTAAGTAAAGAATAACCACGCAGCCTTGGCCATACAGTGACCGCCAAGTACCGCCTCCGGATCCCCGACGTTGGTATTAAAGTGCGCGGTTTCAAGCTCAATGCAGGCCCGCTCCATCACATCAAGCAGCGCCTCATAGCGAGGATCCATGGCCAGTTCTGCCAGCTGGCCCTGCTGCTCGGCCGAAACCCTTACTTCCGTAACTTTGAGCGTGCGCGTCTTGCGAATTTTCAGGTCCATTAGGCTCTCATCTTCTCCGGACCGGCCGCCTTCTTTAAGCAGTCAGGATTTGTGCACAGCGTCTGCTCTCGGTTTTCCCAGCCGCAGTTTTCGTCTCCCAGAAAACCCAGGCCTGTGCATGCGTTCAATGTGCTACATCCACACTGCGCGCAAATGCCGCGATAGCCGGGGTGCTTTCTTGCGAGCTCGAGCGCTTCATGACGGTCAAGCGGAATTAGTCTTTCACTCATGCTTCACTCCTGGGATCGTTTCGCAGGGCCGGCCAATCATTTCATCAAGGAAAATCCGCGGCCGATACTCACGCAGAACGATGGGGCATTTTGGATTTACGCATTGGAAGTTCATGGATCCTTCCGCGTTTTCCATCATATGGCCGCATTTTCCACAGATGATGGAACCAATTACAACCTGGTGGCCCGCTCCTCCGCTCATGCGAATAGGCTCCTTTGCTCAGGTTCCAGCTTGCCTTCCTTCATCACCACTTTGCCGCGGTGGTCTGGGCAAACGTCAATGCTATCGTTCGGCCGAATCAGGCCGCCGCCCATCTCGGTATCCTGGCGCCCCAGCGTGCGCGCGCAGCTTCCGCACATTTCCGCATCGCAGGTTTTTCCCTCTGCAATCGGATAGTCGCAAAGCTTGCCCTCGCGGTACGGCTGCCGGCAAAACTTGCAAAGCTTGCGGCCAAGCCTGCGTGAGTGGCAAATGACGCCGCTAAAGGATCCGTCTTTCGTTTTGAAGTACTCACAAGGCATCTTTTCCTACCGGGAATTACCGTGCTGCCGGTTCGCAACTCGTTTAGTTTTGCCTACGCCGATTCCGTCTACCGGGAATTACCGGGAAATCGTCACGCTGGCGTTGGCGCAAATACGCTGCTCTCGATGGCCTGGCGGTCCCATTTGCGCTCATCCCATAGTGCCGCCTCGTCTGAAGCTTTGCCCAGCAGATCTTTGGCTAGGTCTGCTTCTTTCGCCTGGTCAATTTCCGCGGCCTTGGCCTGGTGACGCGCGCCAATCGCTGCAATCTGACCTTGAACGCGCTGCAGGCCTGGATTGTTCGCGGCAAATTTCTGCTGCTCCTGGGGAGTCATCGGACGGATGAGCTCACGCGCATCCCTCCATTCGCTGACTTCCATGAACATCTCAAGCAGCAACTTCACGTCGACCACGTAACCGGTCGCATTCAGCTGCTGCACAAGTGGCGCATTCTCGAAAATCTGCACCATGAGGGGCAAGGCCTGTGCCATAGCTTTCTTGGCTGCCAGCTTCGCGCCGGCCAGGCAATCGAACATATCTTGTGACTCGTAGAAGTTCTGCGCGTCCAGCTCGAATGCATCGCCCAGCTCGCGGCCTAGAATCTCCCGAATCTTTGCTGGTGACATTCTATCTTTCACAAGAAAATCAATCAGCTCGATGAACGGCAGCAGGATGCCTTTTACAAAGTGGCCCACTGGCCCTTGGATCTTGCCAGCGTTGGCCGCAATGATTCCGCCGGCGCCGGTGGCTGTGCGCGCCGCGGAGCTCCCGCCCTTGCCTGGCAATGATCCCTGGGTGAATGCCTCGTCTGCGCCGGTGGTGCTCTGCGCGTTCTGTGAGGCTGCTTGAAGCACCGTAAACGTCTCTGGCGGTACCTTCGGCAGTTCGATGATGCCAAACACATCGCGCACGCTCTGGCCTGGCTTGGTGTCCACGTCGATAATGCCGCCCAGCCGTTGGCGGATTTGCTGGGTTGGCGCGTTGGCGCCGCGGTCGCGGACGTACATCTGATTTACAGCCATGCTCAATAGGTCTAGTACCGCGTCGACTAAACCTTTCTCAATGCGCTGGTCAGATCCGGCCAGGCGTCCCACGCCGATACCAAAGCCGGCCTTGGGGATATTCCAGAAATTTGCCGAGAAGTAATTGATGAACGGCAGGCCGTGTTCTTCTTTGCGAATCAGCAGGCCATTGATGCCGTCGGTGGTGAGCACGGTGTATATCCAGGTCGGATCCGTGCGCTCAACCATCATGATGGGTGCTTCAAGCGGATCCGCAGAGCTCACTTCGTTTTCGTTTTGCGCGTGATGGATGGCATAGTTCTGGCCGCCCAGGTTTTCCATCACCTGGCTGGGATTGGCAGCGCTCTGATCACGGCGCGAAAAGAAAAAGTCTTTCAGCTCATCCTCTGAAGGAATGTCGTATCCGCCTACCTGCTTGTCTTCTTCGTCGTACACCTTCTCGTCGCGGAGGCGGTCAAGATCCTTGAAGGATGGGTAGGTTACGTGAATGACATATTTGGCAGATTTATGCAGCGCATTCGGTTTCTTCCATGTTGGATCCACGAACACGCTGCCCAGCTCGCAGCGCTCGAGGAAGACGCCTTCATGTACAACTTCCGTGTCAGTGACAACGCGCGCATCGCTCTCTTTGGTGTGAACCGTCAGCTTTCCGCCAAACGGCAGCTTCTGCACAATGGGCGCCTGCTTGGGGCTGCGCACCTTTTTCTTTTTCGTCTCGCGGATCCAGCCGGCCTTCACGATGACCGTGCCAAAGTTGGTCATGTCTTCAAGGGCCAGCTCTGCTTCGCTTTCAAAATCGCAATCGTCCAGCAGTGTGCCATACAGCGTGGTTTTCGCGCGGGCGGTGGTTTGCGATGTCGCAGGCCTCGGCCGAAGCAGGAAAGGCGGAGTCTCGTAGAATATCCCGCTTTTCATTGCCGGCACCAGGCTGTTGACGTGCTTGGCGACGGTGAACCGTGAGATGTTCGCGCGGGCGACCGTGGATCCTTCGAAGCTCTGATTTGTGCGCGGTGACTGATAGAGCACGTCAGCTTCGCGCCAATGCAGATTCCACTGCTTCTGATCAAGGTAGGTTTTCGAGCGCTGAAGATCCTGGATGGTTAGTTGCACCGCGGCATCATCGGTGTATTTCGGATCCAACAGCGGCCCTTGCGGGTCAACGTCTTCACGCTCGATAATCTCGGCTCCGTTAACGGTCCCTGGCAGTGTTGCCATTGTCGTCTCCCTTACGCGGTGTCTCTTCTTCGTCGTTTAGCATTTTGCAGATTCGTTCAGCCACATTTTTATCAATGGTCATTGCCACTACTATTTGCGGAGTGAGGGTATCCACCACGCGCCATGAATATGGCGAATACATCAGAATGTTGCCACTATGAACTTCGTATCTCTTCATTCCCATCGCGGCTCCCTTACAGAATTAGTCGAAGCGGAAATGATTGATCGGCTGGTGTCGGCGCCGCGGTTTCACTCAGCTCTTTTTGAAACTGCACCTGGTTATCTCCGAGAGGGACCGCAATGCGGGTGACTAAAACCTGCACCTTAATGCCGCTCTCCGTCTCGCCCACCCATAACCGCGCGGGCACAGATACGCCTCTTACAACAACGTCCACAAGTTGCTCAGTGTTCTCAATCGTGATCTTCATTGGTGCAGCAGCACTCCCGCTAGCAGTGAAAGCATATATGCAGCCAGGCCGCCGGCAATCCAGCGCAGCCGTGGGGGCTCGGGCTGCAGGAATGCAGCCAGGAGAAACAACACGAGTGCTAGAAGCAGAAAAAACACTGTCACGTATTGGTTGTGTGCCATAAAACCCTCCTCATCCGCTTAAACCGGGCATCGCCTCGCTCAATGAATCATGGCTTGGCGGTTCCCATTCTTCCTCTACAACTTCTGGGGGTGGTGGCTCGCGCTCGGCATACTGCGCGCGCCCATACACGCGATTGTATGCATCCGTCTCCATCTGCTCGCGCCACGCATCCTCGCTGTCGGATTCAAAACCTTCAGCTGCGATAGACGATGGCAGGTTAGCAGCCACTCTCGAGATGACGCTAGCAATCTCAATGTCCTCCACCATGCCAAAGTGATACAGCTGCCGGAATACCTCTTGCGCGTTCTGGATCCCGTCAGAGAAAAGCAGGCGGCCGGCAAGCAGGTGCGGCTCAGCGCTTTTGATGGCCAGAGCTCGAGCGGTTGCATCCTGGAGGAATTCAACCCAGGTAATCTCGATGCGCCATGCATCCTCGAGCGCTTGATTACGGATGTGTGGCTCGAGTGATCGCGCGCCAGGCGTGTCCTCAATCTGGATCCTGTGCGTTTCCCACTTGCGCGCCAGGGCAATGATTTTGCGCGTGAGTGCTGTAGGTGCGAACGTATCGCGCACAACTTCCATGATGGTCATGCGGCCGTTCTTCTCAACGCCTACGGCCGCGGCGGAGTATCGGCATTCCGCATATTCAAATCGCCAGGAGATGTAAACCTTCCCATTGTCGGGCGTGTCGTCGTCGGCAATCTTCGCAGCTTCCAAGCGTTCCATCGGAAACGTGGGCTTGAAATTGCCGGTCGCAATATTCATGTACTGCGTCCAGAACGAATTTTCATCCATGTTCTTTTCGCTGCGCAAAAAGACCCATGACAATTGCTCTGGGAATTGCAAAATCACGTCGTTCTCTTTCAGCTGATCGTCTTCAAGCTTGAGAGCGTGAGGCTTCCGAATGTATGCCGGGCGCCAGAGATAGACCCAGCTGTCATCCATCTTTTGAATCATGTCGCCATAGAGGTCCATGGGACCGTAGCGCGTGCCTGTGATGTCCAGATAGCCCGTTTCTCCAAGCATCTTGAGGTTGATGTAAAAGTTCGTCCGCACCTTGCGCAGCGAAAAGGCAGTCTGCGAGTTGCGGTTGTCTTGTACGTCTTCGCTCTTGATGATGTCGGGATGCCAGCCAGATAAGCTCTGCTCGATTGACACGCCTTTTAGCGTGGGGTCGCGGCGGTACTTCTGCCGCGCGGGCGTGGTGAATGTGCCGGCGGGCTGAGGCTTTGTAATTACATGCTCGGGGAAGAGTTGATGCAGTATGGTTTGCGGTGAACCTGGTGGGGCATAGAAGTGACTAGCAACCTCGCCAACAAACGCATCGGCCAGGGGCGAGTCTGGCGAGTTTGAGGCGGTCATGGCCATCACAGCCACTTCAGGGAAAGCAATAATCCACTGAACCGCATCCGCAATGTTGAAGGTGGTTTTGTACGTCTTTCGCGGGAGAAGCACCATGCGCTTGTGCTTGCTGTGCTGGTCTTCAATAGGCTTGTTCGGATCCTTCTTAATGAAGACGTCGGCCACTTGCTGGTGCCAGCGTTCTGTGACTTTCGCGTAGCCCAGAACAAACTTCGTCAGCCAGAACAGATCGGTTTGCGCGCGCCAGCGGAGCTCATCTTTGTAAGCTGAGTCCTCGCCAATGCGCGCAACGTCGATAGCATTACTCACGCCTGGGGCCCTGCTCCTGCTGCTGGATCCGGAGGCGGCGCAGCTGCTTGCTGCGGTTCCATCTCGCCGGCCGCGGGTTGGTCGCCCATGTTTTCCTGCAGATGCTCCTGGGCAGATTCCACGTCGGGCAAAACGTGTTGCTCTGTGTGGTGAGGCATGTGATCGGCTCCGCCTGGCGTACCGGTGTGGCGGTGAACGTGCGCAATCACTCCTCCGTTGTGGGCGCGTTCGTAATGAACCGCATGGGTATGCAGCTTCGCGCCCTCCTTCTTGCCTTCCTTCTTTTTGCTTCCGCCTAGTGCATCGCGGACTGAGTGCTTTTCGGCCACACTGACTCCTCGCTGCTTCAAGCAGAGGGCGGCTGCTTGAAGCTCCCGTTACCTGCCAGCCCCAGGTACTGCGGTTAGAACGCTACTTCGAAGTTGGAGAGGTTGCCGACGTTGGCAGCGTTGGCGGTACCAAAGGTGAGGCCTACAGCAAACACTACAACCGGATCCGCGGGCTGAATGACGCTTGCTCCCTGGGTAACCGGTACGTTAGTGCCGTTGATGCCTGTCACCTGGTTAGTGATGGCGGCGGTCGCGTCAAACAGGTTGTTCGCCATCTGCTGAAACGCGCCTTGAAGCAGGCCGCCTACCGAATCAAAAATTAGATTCGCCTCAATCCACCAAGGAACTGAGCCAGCGGTGGCCACCGCGCGGGCTGTGCCTGCTCCAAGCAGAGTCCAGTTGCCGGGAGTGAAAGGCGTGGCGGGTACCACCAGTGCGCCAAAGAGAGTGGCCTTGACGGTGTAGGCGTCTACGGCTGTCTTGGCGCTGCCCTCGGCGCGTACCGTGAAGCGCTTTGCTTCAAGCGCAAGCTTGCCAGGTGCGGCGACAGTGCAAGGGATGAGCGGGTTGGAGGCGAGTGCAAAAATCTGAGAGGTGTTGACGGAGGCGATGACGGGGTTGGCTGGTGCGGCGCGTTTGATTGCAGAACTGCTCATTGTCGGTGTTCTCCTTTGAAGGAACTGAGTGCTTTGGTCAGATTGCGCCATCTTCCCCGTAATCTGCAAGTGCCAAAAATCACACCGCTATGCTGCCTAAGGCTGCTTCAAGCGGAGTGGCGCCGGCGGATCCGCGTTCTGCTTCAAGCAGCTTCTTTGGTTTCCGGCCACGTTTCACATTCAGCGATTTGCGCCAGGCTGTGAACTGCGCTCTTTCTTCAGGAGTGCTCGGCCGATTGCAAAGCCTGCACCTGGTTAGGTCGCGCAGCTTGCGGCGCGCGTTCTTGAGGTCGCGGGCATGCTGATCGCTGCACGTCACTGCCTTGCGGGTCACACGTGATGGCGCAATCGCCTCGCCGCAAATCACGCAGTAAAATTTCTGCTCCACTGGTTTTGTCATCCTTCCTCCACAATTTCGACCCGGATATGCACAGCCTCCGGAGTCCCATAAATTTTGTGCTGCTCGCCGTCTACCACCTGGCAATCGTCTGCATAAAGCACACCGGTTAAAGCGTCCGAAACGGCGCGCGCTAACTTGTCGTAATCGGGTTTCATAATCGGCCGCGTGCGCGATGCCGGCGCCGATTTCGGCCGCGCAAAAACGAACGTGCATGCCAGGCGAACAGGCACGCCAGCCGGCGCCAGGAGTTCGTTGTAGAGGCCCGCGGCGGTGCGTATTCTCAAGGCTTCCCACGCTACCGCGCGCCGGAATCCCATCGTTCGCGGGTTTGAACATTTGAAGATCGTTCCTGGTGAACCGTCGTCGCGGACGATGGCCACTCCGCTCATGCTGCCCTGTGGCGCCGGTTTTCCTTCGACCGTAAAAGAGAGCGCTTTGGGTCTGCTTAAAGCAGACACCGCGGCCTGTGCGTTTATGCCGCGCTCAACAAAATCCGTCCACGCCTGGCGTTGCGCCTTCTGGCTCATTTTGCTCATGTCGGTGACTCGTCTCATTGTACACGCGTGGTACACTCGCGCTCATGAAATCAAACAAGCGTAAGTTGCCTAGTCAACAGCAACGAATTGCGGATGGAGTTTCCATCAGAGTTCGCTTCGCCAGTCATAAACAAATCGCGCTCATTGGCGCTGCGGCATCGCGCCGCGGCATCGCTCGTGATCGCTTTATACAGCTAGTGCTTCAAGCAGCTTCTGAGCACGTGATGTCTGCGCCGGCGCCTCCGCTTGAAGTTGGGATAGAGCAGTTCTCTGTGGCTGCGGTTTCTCAGCTGAGCAACACCCCAACTTCTTAATTTGTGCTTCAAGCACGTGCTTCAAGCAGAGCGGAACTAGCGAGGGCTGACGACTAATGAAGAAACCTGACATCTTCATTCCGATTTACATTGGCGATTTACTTGCCGACACTCAACACCTGACAAATGAGCAATTTGGGATCTACCACAAGGCGATATATCACCAGTGGCGGAGTGGGCATTACTCCGAAGACGAGCTTTTGGCGCTCGCGGGATTCTCGATTCCGAAGGGTGCTTCAAGCACAGTTCAAGCAGAGCTTAAGCAGACCTTTAGTAGGGTCTTAGAACCCATCAAGAAGATGCTCACGCAAGACGGATCTGGCGAGCTTTTCAGCCGGCGCTGCGACTTTGAAAAGGACAAATGGACTCATAAGAAAGAAGTTTTCGTTGAAAGGGCCCGCAAAGGCGGCCAGGCGAAGGCAAAGCGAATGAGAGAACAGCAGGCGAAGGCGGAGGAGCAAAAAGGTGCTTCAAGCAGTGCTTCAAGTGTGCTTGAGCATATGCTTGAGCCCTGCACGTCATCGTCAGCTGTAGAAGAACAAAAGCAAAAGCC